TTCGGAAAGGGGTTCGGAAAGGGGTTCGGAAAGGGGTTCGGAAAGGGGTTCGGAAGAAAAAGAAGAAAAGGAAGAAAAGGAAGAAAAGGAAGAAAAAGAGGAAAATAAACGATATAAATTCGTTGAGATGGTTGATCATGAATTTTCAGATGACGAATTTTCAAAATATATCCAAGAAAAAAACGATCTTTCACATTGGTTATTTTGCAAAGACACAATGACGAAACTTCTTCCTAAATTTTTTTATATATTGGCAAAAACATTTGTAGACACTCCTAGTCAATATTTGTTGAGACTAGATAGATTGTGTAATGGAATTGGTAAATTAAGTGACGATGGTGATAAATATGTAGATAAATTTAGTGGGTATACTATTCGTAATATTGATTTTGCAAAAGAATATGGTACCGAAGAAACAATCGATTTTGACATTCGCGTAGAACCCGTAGTGAAAAAAATATCCGGACAACCAAAAAAAATACTTAATATTATTAATGCAATGGAAACGACAATGCAGATATTTTTAGATGAAAATCCATTAATAATAAGTATCGTAGAAGGTCTTTTAGAATTTGTGCCTTCTGAAGAAGAGTTTACAGAGAATATGCGGTTAAAAAAAGAAAAAAATCCTAAAATCAAAGTCGAAACTTATAAAAATCGGGTAAACACAATGACGTTGTATTACACTTTAAGTGCGATGGTATTTGCGATTCAAGTTCATATTCCTACAGTGAGATTTCGGTCTGTTCCGGGATGTAGCTTTAAAGGTAAAATATCAGACCAAGAGAAACTTGTAGATTATATTGCATGCATTGCTAAAAAAATGTCAAATATGGTCGAACCATGGAATGTGTTGTCTAAAACACCCAAGGAAAAAATTGTAGAAGGTATAAAATTTAATATTACACAATTTTCTAATTTGTCGTCTCAAATCAAAAATGTAATTGCCGATAGAATTGAGAAGAAAAAAGAAGACATTGAACAACCACAAGAAGACGAATACCGTCCTATAAAATGGGAACATTTCTTACCAGCAATTGTTCCGTTTAAAATAAAAACATTATCACCTATTGCGAATATACGTATTACACAACTTTCAGCAGATGTAAAGTCCGGCAATAAAAGACAAACCGATACCATTTTAATGATTAAATCCAAAATCATTTTTTATGCGTACATGTTTCAACAAAAGATTCAAGAAATCGTTTCTAATCAAGCATTATTATTTTACACGAAACAACACATCCCTTATTTAGATAACGCTTGTTGTAGTTCAGAACATACCCAAACAACCTTGTCGTATTTTATAAACATTGATCCAGAAATAGGAAAAGAAATAAATTTTTTAAATGAACAGTCGGAGGAATTAAAAAAGATAATAAATCATATATATCATCTTTCTAAAAGTAGTCTATTTTGTAGCGATATTGATACAAAAAATAAGATTATCTTAACAAATAATTTGAAATACTCGGAATCAACTATTATCCGATATTTAATGTTTATCAATAAATTTGCAAATATAACAGATAGCGAGGAGGATTACAAAATCAAATTAGATAAAAAAGTAGGGGCGTTTCAATTTACGGAAGAAAATTTCTTTGGGATGATTGGAGAATCATTAACAATAGACATAATTATAGATGAACCGCCCGTGAGTATGAAAAAACAATTAGAGGATCTTTTAGAACCAGACATGAGAATCATTAAAGACAACCTCGACAATGACAGAAACTTGAATAATGCAGTTTTTACTGAAAACAAAAAATACATGTCTGCCATTATTGAGTTTATCAATGAAAGTAAACTCCCAAAATCAGTAAAAAAGAACGTATCCGTATTAACTGATTTAATGGAATGGAAAGGTTCTTTTGTCAATCATATTTCCTTTATTAAAAAATATATTTATCTTTTTTCAAAAGTTTTTCCAAATATTATTATTAATAAAGTAGAACAAAATAATCTCATTCATTCTTATTGGAATTTGTCATTGCCACATTCTACAAAAATTTCCGAGTTTTGTCTCCACTATTATCAACCATTGAATAAATTTCAATCAAAAATAAATGATTTATTAGAAAAAGTCATGATAGAAACAGAGAATATATATGAAATAAGTATGAAAACGCCTTATATGGCCGAGGAATATTCAACCATTTTATTAAATGTAAACTATCTTTTAATGATCTTACATAAATATATAACAACGATTGAAGAAAATCCAGAAATGGAAGACGAAAACTTTGCTCTTCATTTTACCGCAAATAGAAATATACAAGAAACAAAAGAGGTGGTTGCATCTTTGCTCGCAGAGTATTTTATTTACATAAAAGACGCAAAGGATTTACAGAATAAAAGTTATCAAAATATTATTGACAATAATTTACTTCTTAAACAGACCGAAAAACAAGCGTTTCGCAAAAGATTGGAGGTATTATCCGAAGAAGAAAGAGAGGTTGACGGAGAATTGCGAAAAGCTGGGTTGGGAATATGGAGTAAAGGAACAAGCAAATCTGTTTATCAATATAGTGTAGATATAAATGATGACCAATTAGTTAACCTTTTGGAACAAGCCGAAAAATTACATGAAGATGAAGTTAAAAATGTGGACAGTGACGTGGAAGATAGTGACGTAGAAAACGACTACGAATTACCAGAGTACGACGAAGACGATCAAGACGAATAAATAAAATATTTATATTTTTTAAATGTCTCTTTTTTTTCAAAAATATAAATTAAATATATCACTTTTTTTGTTTCTTACTATATTTTGTATAGTTCAATATTTTAAACCACCCTTTTTGTATGATGTTGACGGTTCAATAAAACAATTTGGCATGGGATACACACACAAGACAATATTCCCCGTCTGGCTTTTTGCCATTTATTTAGGCATTTTATCGTACATTTTTGTATTAATAATTGGAAAATATTTATAATGATCCATCATAATCTTTTATTGTAGTGTTTGGACCTCCATTATTTGGTGTAGGTACATCCAACATTTGATCCGCAAGTTCTTTAGCAGAGTTAACACAATTAGATTTTAAAACAAGAAAAGATATAAAAGAACAAACAAAAATTCCCGTATAAATATACCAAAAACATTCTCCAATATTATGACGTAACAATACTTGATAAAATAATTTTTCTTTGTTTTCGTCATCAATTATTTTCATGACTGGTTTTAGTTTATCCCACCAATCTGAAAAATTGAATGGTGTAATTTTGTTAATAAATAATTCATAACTATTTGTTGTTCTCATGATTAGCTCTGCAGTAGTTTCATAAATTTTATCATTTTCACTATTTATTTTATTTTTTAATTCTGAGGTTGGGTACATGATTTTACTAAAAATTTTATTCATTTCTGCAGATACCATAAAGCATCCAAGTACATCTGAGAATCCAGCAACTATATTTATTTTCTTACCACTTGTCCAAAATATAACTCCTACCATTACTAAAAAAATTAATATCCACCCACAAAAACATCCATAAAGAACAGTGACATAATTCATTTTGTTGTCTGGACATGTTTCATTCAATACTAATATATTTTCACTATAGGTAATACTACAGATAACAAACAAATAGATAAAAAAATATATAATTACATTTAAATCAGAACTTGTTATGAGTTGGTTATCTTGTATTTTTGATTCGAATAACCCTTTATTGTTTTTATTTTTCAACCAAAAATAAATACATGTTACAATGATAAATGCCCAAGAAGAAAATGAATACATAATTATAATTAATAAATTAAATTATAACTTTTTATTAATGAATCCAAATTTAGTAGAAACTGGATTTAAATATTTTTTAGTAAACACTTTAAAAAAATGTAAAATAGCAAAGTTTGAGTATATGAGTAAACTGTATAATTGGGGATTATTATTATTCCTAACACTTTTCATTTTTTTGTTTTTGTATTTTAGATACAAGGGCAAATTAAGCAATTCTGAGATAAAAAGTCGTCAGCAAAAAAAAGAGCAGTATATTTTGTCTAAAATTAAAAATTATCAAGATGAAAAACGGAGGAGTAGTCAGCAATTGATATCGGGTTTGCCACACTGGTCGAATGAATATGATGACATTTACAAGAATAGAACAAAATATGTAGATAATATTGTTTTATAATATCTCGTTGTGTTTCCAAAAAATATTCATTAAAGATTCATTTCTAAAAGGCATAATATTAGTGGCATTCTTACAATCTATAATAATTGGCGATTTATCCGAATTTTTATTATATGATTTTTCCATCTCACCTTTTTGTGTGTGAAATACGATTTGGATGAAATCATTTATTGAATCTATCTCAATATTATTTATTATTCCAAGGTCAAACCATTGGACACCATCCCAAAAACAGAATCTGTCCTCTTTTTTATTTTTCCAAGTTTTCATTATTTTTTTAAGAAATTCAGTAATATTTTTTGGTAGAGTTTTATTTATTTTTTTTCTAACTAAATTTTGAATTCTTTTTGCTGCCGAAGCTTCTGTAAGAACACCACGAATCGTGGTTACATCATTTTGTTCACTCGCGTTAATCAACGTATCTACGTTGTTTGAATTTACGAGGGAAATTGTAATAACTTGGGCCTCGTTGGAAGTTATATTTTCGCCAAATACTCTCTTCCATAATGTTTTTATCCATTCCCATAAATGTCTAAATATATTTCCTCCCCGCATTTTCCGCGTCCCACCCCTTCTCTTAGGTTTTCTGCTAAACTTCATAAATTAAATAAATATTTTAAATTTAATGCATTTATAATTTAAATATAATTTATTTTGAATCATTAATGGATCTTGAAAAGATACTAGATGACGCTTTGAAAGAATTTAAAGAAAAAGAGTTTTTAGAAAACATTCAACCTCCAGATGGGTTTTACATTATCATTAATGATTTTATAAATGACATTCATGTTACCTTTCCAGAATACGATTCTATTATTAAAAAATGGTGGAATGACGAAGACAAGGATAAACAGACAAAATTCGTCTTTGATCATTGCATGAAAATATTTCCACTAAAAACGTTTGAAATTATAAACGAAAACGTGGAATTGTTTGAAAAACACAACAACACTGAATTTTTACCCAATATTTTATTCTGTTATTTATGGGAAAGTGAAATTTCCGATAATACTCGAAAAATCATATGGAAGTATTTGAACGCCATTTTAACATCTCTTTTAAGTTCTATCAAATTGGATAATCAACTAATTATAGATAATCCGTCTCTTTTATCAAAACTGAGTGAAATGATGAAAAATGTATACACGGACGAAAAAGAGGTTGGTGGCGATTTTCAAGAAAAATTTAAAGAGATGACTGGTGGAAAAATTGGAAAAATAGCCGTTGAGCTTGCAGAAGAAACGGCAAAAGCGTTAAACATTGACGAAAATCCAAATGGTATGTTGGATCTTCTAAAGGATCCCACTAAATTGATGAATATTGTCAAAAATATGGGCGATAAATTAGAAGAACGTATGAAATCTGGGGATATTGATGAATCCGAAATTATGAATGAAGGAATAGACATGATGAAAAAAATGAAAGATATTCCCGGTATGGGTGATATGGGAAACTTTTTCAAAATGTTTGAAAATTTTACCGACTTGAAACCTTCACAAAAAGGAGCATTGGCTACAAAAATGACTCAGAATTCTAAATTAGAAGCTACCAAAGAACGAATGCGTAAAAAACAGAAGAAAAAGGCTATAGATCCAGAAATGGAAAAAATAGAACAACTAAAGGGGGTTTTTAAATCAATCTAACATTCGCGTGACATTATTAAAGATATGCTCATGTTTCATTTTTTGCGGAGGCTGGTCTACAAAAGAAAAGTTTGAATTAGAAGGATAATTGTATAGATCGCTTGTACTGCTTGGTACATAAACGTTTTGATCAGATGAATTAAGTTGGAACAACTGATTGTTCAATTCTGATTCCATGTTTACAGAATATCCCGACCATTCTTTTTTGTTTAATTGAGGCTCTATGGAAATAGTGGATGGATCCACTACTTGATTTTGTATATATCTTGTAGACTTTGGATAAAAAGATAAAAGAGGAGGAGGACCTTGCTGAATATTCCTATCCAACATCCTTTGGTTTATTGATTCGGTCATTTGGTCTGTATTCATAATAATTAAACTATATTATTTTTTATAAACTTGTTAACATTTCCTATACCAGATCATTTGTCTGGTAAATTGATTTTATTGTTACCATTCACGTGTTGTAAATGGTAACAATTTTATGAAATGAATATAAAAACATGTTTACATATTACTTTAAACATGTGTGGAATCTTTGCAATATTGAATAATATCACACAATATCTTGCAAAAGATTTTATTATCGAACAATTTAACAAGGGAAAAAGTCGTGGTCCGGACGATTCCAATATTTTAGATCTTTACATCATGAATTGTATGCTTGGATTTCATCGACTTTCTATCAATGGGCTGAAAAAAACATCGAGTCAACCATTTTATATTCACAATGTTTTTTTAGTCTGCAATGGTGAAATATATAATTATAAAAAATTGTATGACTTATTAGATGTCGAACCAACTACAGAATCTGATTGTGAAGTGATTGTTCATTTATATTTACAATACGGAATCGAACAAACAATACGAATGTTAGACGGCGAGTTTTCTTTTATTTTAATTGATGCTCGCTATAATTTGAAAAAAATGTATATAGGGAGAGATCCATATGGTGTTCGACCTTTGTACATGTTTCGAACAAAATCGCCAAATTTAATATATGCGTTTAGTTCTGAAATAAAACAATTGTCTGAAATTCAAAAAAGTCTGAATGACCAATTTGTCATTGTCCATTTTCCTCCCGGAACATTATCAACTTATGAAAATTATACAATCGAATACAATTCCTCTGAAATCTGGAGATATTGTGAGAGCACTCGTTATCACCAAAATCTTTTTTCATTTTATTCATTATACGAATCAGAAGATTTAGATACCATTTATAATAATATACGTACTTATTTAACAAGCGCCGTATTAAAACGTTGTTTGTGTACAGAGCGCCCAGTTTCTTGTCTATTGTCTGGTGGATTAGACAGTAGTTTGATTGCGTCAATTGCAAAAAAATATGTCGATATTGAAACATTTAGTATTGGTTTTTCAAATTCAGAAGATTTGAAAATGGCGAGAAAAGTCGCTAATCATATTGGTTCGCGGCATCATGAAGTAATTATCACAAAAGAGGAATATTTGGATGCGATCCCACATGTTATTCGAACAATAGAAAGTTATGACACGACAACAGTTCGTGCAAGCGTTGGCAATTATCTTGTTGCAAAATACATTGCAACTGTCAGCGATGCAAAAGTAATTCTTAATGGAGACGGATCAGACGAGTTATGTGGAGGGTATCTTTATATGCACAAATGTCCCAATGCAATTGAATTTGATAAAGAAACGAGACGTTTATTATCGAATATTCATTATTTTGATGTGTTGCGTTCAGATAAATCTATTTCTTCCAATGGGTTAGAAGCAAGAACTCCCTTTTTAGATTTACATTTTGTACAATATTATCTATCCATAAATCCAACGATCCGATTTCCTAAAGATGGCATTGAAAAATTATTATTGCGTTCTTCTTTTCAGAATTCCGGGCTTTTGCCGGATGAAATTTTATGGAGGACCAAAGAGGCATTCAGTGATGGTGTATCGGTTGATTCAATCGTTGACATAATTCACTCGCATGTCAAAGATATGGATTTGCCTATCATGGATGTTTTTCCTTATCCCAAAACACAAGAAGAAAAATATTACAGAAGTATTTTTGAAAAAGAGTATACAAATACAAAAATAATTCCACATTTCTGGAAACCAAACTTTACAGATACAGAAGATCCGAGTGCAAGAGCATTAGATATTTATCCTATTAATAAAGAAAAACTGTGATTAAATTTAAACAGATGTTTATCCTTTGTATGTTTATTGAAAACATCTAATATTTTTTTTGTATCTGGTGTAGTCCCCAATTCGTCCAAAATCTTTTTTAAAGTAGGAGAGTGTTTGATAGAAGAAAAATAATGAATATCATAAATAACCATTTCATTATTTTTAATAAATATCTCTGGACTACATTTTAATTTTTGAACATATATTCCACCATTTTCATATAAATATTGAATTATTTTCATTAATTTTATCGACTTATCTTCATGTGTAATAGTAATCGTATTAAATCCCGAAAATGTATTATTTATAAGATTTTTGGGAATATTACCACTAGTAGATAAGTCAATAAATTCAAAATTTTTTTTTAACTTTCGTTTTATCTGCATTTTGGGTCGATATTGGATAAAAAGTTTCATAATTAAATTGTATTTTTTATTTTATGAATTATTAATTCTTGTTTTGACATTTTTTGAAAAATGATACAATCATCTATTTTTATCGTTATGAAATGATTGTTAAATGTTTTTCCTTTTACATTAATTCCTTCATCACCAATAATAATATCACAAACAACCATACCCTTTTGCAATTTCTCATCATTGTCGTTTTTATATATCCATCTTATGTATGATCCGTATCGCAATTTATCTATTTCATGAATAATTTTATAACCCCTTAATTTATCCATTTATTTTTAGTGGTTTTTTTTTTAAGTTAGAAATTAGAACCAAATGATCCACCTAATAAATTTGCTGCAAAAGGTTCTGTGATGGGGTCTATGGGTTGATTTTCGTACATTTGATTATAATTTGGAAGTTGTTGTGTTTGCATCTGAGGCATTGGCGTCATTTGTGACATTTGGGTCATTTGTGACATTTGTGACATCTGTGGCATTTGTTGCATCTGTGCAAGTTGTGGTGCGGTCTGTTGTGTATTTTGAGTTTGTGTTTTTGAGGAAGGTTGGCTTATTTTATTAAATATTTTTTCCTTTACATTCATAACTTTTTCGCTTATTTTTGTCTGAAAACTTAATGCAACAATTATCATACCTACTATCAGTGGATAGATTGTAAATTCCGGATAAGGAACCCCGCTATATGGTTTAAAATAGAGAGAAAATTTTGTAATGAGTATAATACCAATAATTAAAATCAACAAATGTAAAATAATTTCAAAAATGTTTTCTAGTATACCTTTTTTATCACTTGCTTCTGGAATAATTTCGATAAGACGAACTAACAAAACAATGGGAATAAAAGCTATAAAAGAAAATTGTGTAACATTGCTTATAGAATTTTTTGTATCATCGTTAAATATAAATTTTAAAAAATCAGTGTCGCTCATAAAATATAATAATAAAAAAAATCGCGTAATTTAATAATAAATATAATATAAATAATTTTTATGAATTCTTTTCGATCTGGTAATAGACAACAACAACTACAAGCATACGCAAATATGCATAAAAGACCCATAGTTAAAGGCCAATATCCACAACATTCACAAAATATACAAAGAAAACAATCATCAATTGCATCCTCTTCTGTTTATGATCCGGACGAAACGTCACGTAACATAAAGATATCGATTAAACAAGCCATAACATTAATTACATTAAGACTAGGAAGATTAGAAGTTATGGCAAATGAAAATAAAATGGGAGATAAAGTTCTTTCGGGGGAGTCTGGTGTAGATAAAGAATTTCTTATGTCGATTGTTAGTCGATTAGATAACATGGAAAAAACATTACACAATTTGCGTGTAGATTTTGAAAAAAATCGCCAAGTTGTCTCTACCTTAAACGAGGAAATAGAAGCCATTAATATTCAAGAGGAGCCAATTATTTTAGAAATGACAAAAAAAATAAACGATATCAGTTCTTTTATTGAAAATTTTCAGAAAGATGTGTGGGATTTAGAAAATGAGTCAAAAACTCCTAATGAGACTACCGAGATAGAAACATCCACCCCTTTGATAGAGAATGAAACAACATCGGAACCAACCTCAGAAACAAACTTAGAATTACCAGAATCTGTTTCAGAAACGTCTGAAGTATCGCCCGAGGTATCTCCCGAAAATGAAGTATTGCCGCCAGCATTGGTATACAATCCCAATGTCATTGAAACATATGTAGAACCGAAAAAAAAGCGTGGTAAAAAAGTATCCATCTAATTTTAAAAATTTTACTTTAAAAATACATTAAATACTTATTATTTTATTATAGCAACTAATTAATGTATCATATTGTTATTTTTTTCATTGTTCTTCTTATTTTTTTACATATTCGTAAGCATAGAATAACATCGAATGATATGGAGATTCTTATGTTTAATGGAACAAAAAATAATTTGGAAATAATGTGTGGGTTTAAACAACCTATATTGTTTCAAATTAACAGCGAAGACGAACTGATCAAAAAGTGCAATCATGATACTTTAGACAAAGAATATGATATGAATCTTATAAAGGAAGAAGGATTTTTACCATTTTTTGAAACAAATTTTTTACAACCTTCTTCTATATGTTACCCTAATTATTCAATTATTTTATCTTCTTTCAAAAATTATGTATACCATATATCACATAGGCAATATTATTTAGTTAGTCAAGGTTCGACAACAATTAATCTTATACCACCAACTCAAACAAAAATGGTATCTAGCGATTACTATGAAATGAGTTTTTTGTGCGAAGAACCAATCATCGAAAAAATACTACCCATTACTTTGACAAAAGGCGATTGTTTATTTATACCTCCAAACTGGGGATATAAAATTTTAATGGAAGAAAAATCTTCCTTACTATCCTTTAATTACAAAACACCATTAAATATCATTTCGTATCTCGATTATTATATTTTACATTTTTTTCAAAAAATGAACACAATTTATAAATATCCATTGACAGCACAAAAAATTGAAATAGATTTGGAGAAGAAGAATTAACATAACTGGAGAATTGAACAAGGAAAATGCAAGAAATCTTAAAAGATTGCCCCATCTGCTTTGAAAGTATTGGTAATACAAACTGTCTGGTTACTGAGTGTAATCATGCATTTCACACAAGCTGTCTTATGCAAAATGTATCCTTTAATGGTTTTGGATGTCCATATTGTCGCGTAGTAATGGCAGAAGAGAAAGAAGAGGAAGAAGAGGAAGAAGAAGAGGAAGAAGAAGACAATGATTATGCGCTACGGGGAATGAGAATGTTCTATAACAACCTTGACGGTGAACCACATGACGAAGAAGACCTTCAAGAAGAGTTGGATTTGGTAGCTTCTTCTACAAAGCCAACTACAGAATTTATTTCTGAGAAATTAGTAGAACAAGGAGTAACAATTGAGCATTTTGTAAAGGCTATGCTAAAGGATGTCGAGGAATACGACTCGGAAGAAGAAGAATTTGAACGGTTAGATGACGAATTATTTGAAAAGATTATTGCCGCCATTCGCGTTTTCCAAACTGTTTGATTTGTCTATAGTAAAAACAATATCATCATATCTATTTTTATTTTTTCGCAGATCATAAATTTTAATAAATGGTTTTAGGTGTTCTGGTACTTCATTTTTAAGAATATCTATCCACTCCCATTTTTGTACATCTTCTATTATGAATATTCCATCATCTGTCATTAATTGTGTATATAAGCGTATAAATTGTTTCATACTTTCTAATGTATGTGGCCCATCATCTAACATAAAATCAAACTTTACCTTTGGTAAATTGTTAAAAAATTTTTCACTATATGCATCTGATTCTGTATACAATATTATTTTATTATTATTTATTTTATCCCAAACCCGTTCTTTTTTCATTATATCTATTCCATAGACATTTGCATTTGTAAAAAAATCACTCCACAATTTTATACTTCCTCCTTTACTTATACCTATTTCCAAAACATTTTTGGCACTTTCCTTTTTGTTTATTAATAATTTTTGATATAAAGGTAAATATGAATGTACAGTGTTTTTGTCTGTTTTCGAATTATCAACTAATTTTTCCAAACTCATACGTTGACAAAAGAAAAAATAATATTATAATATATTAATGGATATCGAAACTCCAGATTGTGCAAAAAATTTACCTTTTTCGGAAAATATTATTTTTTGTTCTGATGATTATGAGTTTACAGAATGTTTAGCAAATGTAGAAATTCCTAGAATTGTTCATTTAATTTGGGTGGGGGAAAATGAACCACCTTTATATTATGAAATTCATTTAAAAAAATGGAAGGAATTAATGCCTCATTGGGAAGTACGTAGTTGGAGAAATGAAGATATAACAGTAGAACATTTTCCAGAAATGATTGTAGATAAAATAAATCTTTGCGTGAAAGGGGCTCAAAAAGCGGACATTATGCGTTATTTTATTATTGAAAAATATGGCGGGTTTTACATGGATAGTGATATTACCCCAAATCGTTCTTTAGAACCATTGTTATATACAAAAGCAGTTATATGTCATGATCTGGACTTGACATGGAAATATGTAATAAATGCTTTTTTTGGTGGAGTACCAAATCATCCTCTTTTTCAACACGCATGTAATTTATGTAATTATATTACTATAAATACAGAAGATATACACATGCATTCTGGGCCTAGATTATTTGGCGAAGCAGTTTCACGTGTTACCGAAAAAATGTTATTACTACCCCAAAAATTCTTTTATAAAAATGAAAATTTTGAAAAACGGTTTGGCAATCATTTTTATTCAAAATGTTGGTAAAATAATTTTAAAAATGAAATTTAAAAACAATCATATAAAAAGTGGTAATGGATCTAGAAACCGCACTCTATGTATCATATGTAGTTTGGTATAGTTTTGGTATAATTATCGTCACTACAATTGTCATTCAAATAGTTAAACCTCATTTTAAACACTAACAACACGTATTTTTTTAAACGCATCTTTATTGGCTATTAACAATATTTTTACCTTAAAGCGACCGTCCTCTCCTTTCCATTTTGTAATCATATTTAATTCGGATAAATAAATAGAACCATTTGATGCGAATCCATCAAATATTCGTTCATCTTTAATAATGTTCATAAGTTTACAATTATTTTGTACTTTTTTAATAGACTTCATTTTTTCATTGATGAAATCTATACGCCCCACCCATTTTTTACAAAAATCTTCTCCTATATCTTGTAAAAAGGCCAAATTCACAATGTCCACCAGTCTACGAATAGGAGATGTGACATGAGTATACTCGACATTCAACATTTCATGCATTTTTTTTTCTTGGGTATACTCACCAAACCAATGCATCCACGATGAAAAAATAAATGGTTGATCGGTTGGTGCAATCTTTGTTACAATACGCATAATTCCTTGGTTTTGTGCGTTCAATTTTTTTGCACATTCATGGTTCATAAATATCATTAAATAGGTTATCATGCTATAACTATCGGTTGGGGTATCCATCATGAAAGATTGTTTTTGGGATAATTCTTGAACAACTTTTAACATGCGTTTATAATGTTTTGATTTTAATAGATTCTTTTCTTCATAAATATAATTTTTTGATATTTTTACACACTTTGTGTAAAATTTCACTTCGGGTCCGATTTCCATTACATAAACAGAACGATAAGATCCTTCTTTTAAACTGCACACATTTTCAAGTGGAGACGGCAACATACTTCTCTTTTTATCGGGAAGATAAATGGTAGAAACCTTATCTGTAAAGGCATCCCACAAACCATACTTTTCGACAATTGCCGGAACATTTGCAATATACACAGATATAATTGGTTCGGATGCATGTATACTTAGTGCATCATCAAAGTCTGTTGTTGTTTCGGAATCAATGGTAAAGATAAATTCACTCTCTTCACCAGACGTTTCTTCTTGAACCATTTTAGTACGATTAAAAAATGGTTTTAATGAACCTACCAAATTTTTACGATATAACTCAAACTCATAGTATGATTCAAGGTTGTTTACAGACCCAATGCAATTTTCTATGACGCCATATTTTTCATCTATTTTTCTAGCAATTGCATAGTAATCCTCTTTTAATTTTGAAAAAGTTGGTTTCAATGAATAGGTAATTAAAAAAGGATCGTTGCCCTTTGGTGTGAATTTATAAACTGTTTTACCATTTTTTTTTCCAAAACTATTCTTAAAAGAAATAATACCAATCATTTTACATAATACATTTTATTAATATTAAATCATTATTAAAATTGTTGAAAGTACAAGTTAAAGCGTGGGATAATTTTTTTCATAGAGCATTTCACTCAACGATTGTGCAATAGGCAAATCTATTTTCTTTGGCTCCTTGAAACTATTCAATATTTCTCGCGTTGATGCATAACTGTCTTCGCTATCTTCAGAAATACATTCCTCTTTATTCTCAAATTGGCAAAATTCCGCCAAAAATTCGTTCTTTTCAATGTCCCAATTTTCGGAACTGAGCGACTCATTGTCAGAAACCAACTCGTAATCACCCCTTTTGATTTTGTCCGAATGATTGTTCATTTCCATCGCGGTTTGGAGTAAGCGTTCCATTTTCTGCATATCTTTTGCATGTCTTTCTTCTTGAGCAACCATTCTAGCTTCCAAACTCTGCATATCTTTTGCATGTCTTTCTTCTTGTTCTTTGAACCTATCTTCGAATTTGCTTTCGGTTGCTCGATGATACTTTGCAAGTACTGCCAACTCTTGATAGATTGATGTAGCCGTGTTTTTCAACGTTTCCTTGTATTTTTCTGATCTTATCTTGCATGCGTCAAAGGATGTATTCAGTGCTTCCTCGAATGCTCTATTGTCAGAAGCCAGTTGATTATATCTTAGTTCCAATGTGTCTATTCGCATGTGCGTCGTACCAAATTTGTAGCCCAAATCTTTCCTTATATCGCCGATATCTCTGTTCATACTGTTTATTCTTTCCGAGACAATTGATTGTGACTCCATTTTTTGTACTCTTTCAACAATAAAAAATAAATTTCAATTTTTTTACCTTTTTGTACTTTTTGTACTTTTTGCACTTTTTGCACTTTTGAATTTATTTCCGCCGTAAGAAATACCTTTACGGCGTGCAAAATCGTCTATCATGCGAATAAGATTTTTATCTCGTTCATTCAAAACTTTTTTTTTAAATGGATTAAATGAATTACTGTTGCATGACAACCACAAATGAATGAGATTTTTGCAATTTTTCCTTCCATTCTTTCTGGAACCATTGACGGAAATCTGTGTACTCTCTTACTTCTCTCTACTTCGGCAACAAACTCTTCATAATTGGCTGGATCGTGTGGAGGCAATCTTAACATAATATATAATATTATTTTAATATATGAAAGGTGGTGCGTTTACCGTAAATCAATTAATGAATTTTTTTAATATTTTTACAAAAGATCAACATTACAAAACAATGCCCTTTGAAAACATTGAAATCCTCGATAAACAACATGATCTTTATAACAATCAATTTCATGTATACATTTTATCTAATCCACCACCGTCGGAAATAACTGACGCCTTTTTGCGCTCAAAAAAGTTTCGCAAAGATATAAAAAGTATACGAATCGTTGCCATCCATAGAGGATCTATTGGTCCGGGAGGATTTCGAACACGAAAACACAAAGGTGTTATAGACAATGTGTCAAGATTTATGGGCGCAGTAAAAGATTGGACGAATAATATACGCAATACATTGACATATAAATTGGATAAAACTCCAAAAACATATCGTCAAGAAAGGGCTAAAAAGGGTCACGAAGCATTAACCGAATATTTAACAAAATTAATGAAAACCAATATTCAAACCATTATTGAATCGAAAGAGAGTAAAAGTTTAAAATATATGAAACTATTACTTTATTCTTGTTTGAAAAAATACGGATCCGTATCCGCGTTTTTAAAAAACCGTCTTTCAACATTAGGAATTAGTCAAGGAGCCATTTATGCGTATTTATACGGAGATGAAGGAAAAGAAACAATTGTTTACAATCCAGCCCCGTTTCGTGGAGTAAAGCCAAAAAACACCTTTATTTTACGAACAAAAAATGACATTGTCTCTTATTTTGTAAACAATTATGGACTACCAATAACTATTAAAAATACAGATTATTTATTCAATTTTATAAAAAATCATAGCAATGATATATTATTAAATGATTTTGAAAAAATAGGATCTGGATTGTTTACTCGAGATACTCAAGATACATAATACAATCTATACAAAAAAATGCTAGGATCCGTTGAAACGCGCTCTAACCAATTGAGCTACAGAGGCATTAGTACCTCTGGTGGGGTTCGAACCCACTACCTCGTGCTAATAATGCAAATTCAGTTGCTGCAAGATCCTAAGTCCCCTTTTCACTAAACTGATGGGACACTTCAGTGAAGTTAATAGAAATCTAATTATTATATAAATTATATTAAAATTATTCTGTTACAAAAGTAAAATGGAGGTGATTGCAATGGAAGAATTCGAACAAATGGTTTATCAGATAAAAAAAGAGGCGCGCAGAAAAGATGACGAAATTGAAAGGCTAAAAAAGGAATTGATTGAAAAAGATAACGAGATTGATTCCTTTAAAAAACAAATTGAAGGGTTACTTTCAAAATAAGAGCGATTATATATTAATATATGTTAATATATAATCGCCCGCAAAGGGTTTAAATATATGACGTTATATTAATAAATGATGGAATTGCCTCAACCTTTTACGATCTCTGGTACTGAGTATTACAATTCCAAGGATTTGATGGCTTACAACCCCGTTTTTTATTACGGATGTAAATCAAAACCAAGAACAATTATTGAGAAAAAAAAGATTTCAACAGAAGAATATATTTACGCAAATTTAAAATCGGGCGAATGGAATATTTCGAATGCAGATTGTAAAAAGGCACAGTTGCTCCTTTCTGCTTCGTGGGTGGATATTCATTTTTTTCGTAAGGAAAGGAATGACGTTGAACCGATAGAATCAGAAAAAGAAGCACCCGAACTCCTTTTATTGGAAGAAGAAGAAAAGTTTCGAGATTCAGAAGGTGTCGTGGAGATTGAGACAAGAGGCGAACGAAATCGTAACAAAATCTTTTTTAGATTGAAAGATGTTATGACGGCGTTTGAGATGCCTTATTTAAATGACACATTATCGTGCAATGACGGAACGTATGAAAAAATTATTCATTACACATATTTTTTTATTCATGTCTCGGCGGACAATCTTCGCCAAGGCACGATTAAAAAAGAGCTTTATCTCACTTACTCGGGTCTTTTAAAAGTGCTAATCTCATCGCGAACCGGGACTGCCCAGAAATTCAAAGATTGGGCCGAAGACAAATTATTCACCATTCAAATGGGAACGAATGAAGCAAAAATAGAGGTGGGGACAGCCATCCTAAAAATAACTCCAAATACATTCAAATCTGTTTTTTCAAAATACGCAAACAAATTACCTTGTATCTATTTAATAAAACTTGGTACGGTCGCTCAATTGCGCGCAACATTTCGGATAGATGCAAGTGTGTCCAATGAAAAATGTGTCTACAAATATGGCTTTACAGATGACTTGAGACGTCGTATCGGAGAACATGAAGCCAGCTATGGAAAAATGATTGGTGTTAAAATTGAGCTTATCTCTTTTCAAATGATCGATCCTCAATACACGTCTGAAGCAGAATCAGAAATCCGCGAAGAATGTAATGCGTATGAATTGAAATTGAAAACAGAAGGTCACAACGAATTAATTGTTATGAACGAAAAACAAATTGCTCATTTAAAAAAGAATTACGGGCGAATTGGAAAAGAATTTGAAGGTCATAGTACTGAACTAAAAGAAGAAATTGTAAAATTAAAAGAAGAACTAAAGGATTTGTCAAACGAATTAAAAACCAAAGAATTACAATTCAAATTACAACTTCAAGAAGAAATTAGTGAAAAGGAAAGATACAAAACCCTTTCTGAAACAAATGAGCGTATCTATAAATTAGAAATACAGAATCGCGATCTTCAAATTCAAACAATCCAATTAAAAACTCCACCTATTATATAAAAAAATACATAAAATAATTGGTCTCTTTTTACTATTAGTACTTTTAAGTATTGGCTACGCAGTAGAGAATTTTTCACTTTTGAAGAATAGCGAAAGTTCATCGTGTAGTGAACGAAAAATTGTTCTAGTTGTTTAAACGGATATGACAATACTGGCAGTTTATGCTATTGGTGTAGAACAAGCGGGTGTATCGACCCAGATAAAGATCCAAGTCGTTACAATTCTTCGTGCACAACAGATAAAAAATGTATAATATTTAGAAAAACAAAATCTTTCTGTCAAATGATTTATAATGACGTCAATCTTTTACATTGATCTAATAATAGAAACAAATTCTTTGTATTCCTCGTTTATTTCTTCTTGTTCGGTGGCCGAAACATTTTTTTTATAAACATCGAACTCAATGTTACGGATTTCTATTGATTCAATTTTTAAAAAATTTGTTTTAATTATTACTTCGAACCATGTAAAATCTTCTAACCAAAATGTGATGACTATTTTATTTTTATTTATAGAAGTCTCTATATTTGGAGTATATGTAAAAACATCTTTTGCGTCTTCGACGCGTTGAATGATGTTTTCATAAAATTCTTGTTTTTTTTTGTTTGAAATTGTTTCTTTCATTGTTTTCAATTTTTTAGGCGAGGGAAGAGAATTTCCTTGCCTTTTTTTCCGCGTTATTGGATCCGCGCTTTTCATTTTTTGGTTGATTTTTTCTAGTGATATTTTTCGTTCCTTTTTTGCTATTTTTTCAAATAGTTGTTGTGATTCTAACGTTGGCGAATTCGTTTCGGTAACTAATTCATTTGAACGACAAGAACTATCAAAAATATAACTATATTCAAAACCTAATTTATATAATAAAGTGATTATTTCTTCAAAAGTAATTACGGCCAAACAAGTGTTATCAGTAATATGTTCACGTTCGTTGAAATTTTCTTTATTATGCATTAATTCTCGTAAATATTCCGTTGCCAATGGAAAATTTGGATTGTTTAAAAACTCTGGAGATATAATATTTACATCTCGCAATTGTTCCAACTTTTCATCTGGATTTGTCAAATAACTTATATCTACAATATAAATGCCAAAATGAAAACGGGTCGGATCGTCTCCTTTATTATTAACAAAGCTATATTTTTTCTTTAACATTTGTCGCATAGGTGTCAAAACATAATCTTGGTGTTTTTTAGCCCATTTATCTATTTTATCGTCATTTTCAAGCGGACGAAAATACTCCAATACTGTTGGGCGCAAAGAATTTGCCATGACGGCAGCCTTTTCTTTTATTGTCTCTGTCGTAGTTGGAGGATGTTCTCTCATCATATCCATAAAATGAAAAGTATTAGAACGACCATTTTTTCTATAAGCATATGCACAAGCACCCAAAATACCAGCTAATGAATAAACAACCGATGTATCATATTCACAATTTTTAGCTAATTTTTCGCTTCCATGTGCATCAATAAAAATGGTACAAGTAGGCATTCTTTTTTTGCGTTCTACTTCAAAATATCGCAAAACTTTTTCATTCAGTTCCATATAGTGTATGAATAAAAAATATCGTTTTAATAACTGTTATGTATACTCGCGTAAGATTCTAGTTCAAATATTTACTTGATAGATTTTCGGTCGATTTGTTCTTTGAATTTTTTGGTTCGGGTTCTTTTGGTTCGGGTTCTTTTGGTTCGGGTTGCTTGATTTCTTTAATACGGTCTTTTATCAAAAGTAATACAGATAAACTAGCGTACCCCAAACAACTATAACCTAAAATGATCAAATATTCAAGATTTAAACAATGAAAAATAGGAATATTGAATAATTTTATATTTACTAATGTATCTCTGAAAAGTATAATAATGATTAAAGTTATTACTGAAATAACACGAAATATTATTTTTTTTGTATCGTTTTCATTTGGAAAAAATTGTGATTCAAATAGCGTAAATAAAAAAGAAGGTACACAATAAAAAATACATTGAAAACTTATATTTTTTGATAAATAAATGGTGAGAAAAATAAAATAAGCGAGACTTGCATACCAAAAATTATCATTAAATGCTACATTTTTTGTTTCACATTTTACAATATTAAACAAATTTGTATCAGAGACAAGTGAAGCGAGCATACAAACCGTCAATAATACCAAAAAATTACTATTGTGAATGGAAAGAATAGTAGCGAACCCTATTATGAAATATTTTATAATTTCAACATTTAATAGCGATACGCTTATCATACCATCAGAAATTTCATCATATAATTTTAACAATAATCCTAAAAGAAATGATAACATAATGTAACATTTATATTTATTTTTTCCTTTTTACGTTTTGTTTTTCAACAATAAATATGTCAAAAACAAACCAAAAAAGTTTTTGGCAAAAAGATCAAGAATATTATAACACATATTTTTTATCTTATACGGTAACACTGCTACCAAACCATAAAGAGACCATACAACAAAAAAATAGATGAGAAGATCGCTATTTCCATACGTTTTGTAGATAATGTAATAATAAAGTAAAAAGGGTATAAACCCCAATGAAACGCCGAGCAACACTGGTATAGCTCGTATTTCTCCCAAGTAACCAAAAAGAAGCATTGCCCAGTTGAGAATTAAAACCTTGATAATGGTATAAAACTCTTCATTAAATGTTTGAAGAAAGTCCAAATCTTTGTTTGATTTTAAAAAGATCATATAAAAAATTAAATTTATTAGCATTACTGGAGTCGTTACAACCCAGTCCATATATCGTTTAGGAGTTATATTAGAAATGTTCTTGAAATTGTAAAACCAATAAAGGTAAAAAAGTCCTTCTATAAATTGCACGATTACTTCTAAAATCATCATTTGTCGTAAAATTAAAAAACGCGATGGGACTTTAATAAACAATGCAGCTATTTCAATAATACCCGTTATAAATTGTACAATAATGGATACCAATAAAGAAGAGTATACTGATTTCATAACCTTTGACTGGAAATTAAATTGTTATAATATATGAATCCGAAATATTTACCTAAAAGTTTGTCAAGATCGGATCGAAAAAAACAATTGAAAATGTTACTAAAATCAAAAAAACTGTATAAACAACACAAATATTATACACGCAAACATGTCAATTATCCACACAAAACATCAAAACATATAATAAAGGCTCGTAAGATGTATAATACAAACATTATACCGAGCAAAGAATTAGCAGAACGAACTGGATGTTCTATTTCTGCTTTGAAACAAATTGTCAGAAAGGGAGAAGGTGCCTACTATTCATCTGGATCAAGACCAAACCAAACTCCTCAATCTTGGGGGTTGGCAAGATTGGCAAGTGCTATAACGTCTGGAAACGCATCTACGGTCGATTATCATATTATCGAAAAAGGATGTGATCATAAAAAGAGGGCGTTTTTATTAGCTAAAAGACATAAACCGAAATAGAGTCACGACAATGGACCGTTTCACTTTTGGTATCAACTTCTAAAAATTGCGAAGGACTCATGCTTGTAATTAAATCAAAAATAATCTTTATTGGCATATACTCCGCAATCATCTCAATGATCTCGGAAGAAACCCCGCGTTTTGTTCGCGTCAATAAAGTAAGATACTTGATATACTTTTTTCGGTGCGCCACTGTTTGTTCATTTGTCTGGTATATCTTTCGCGCTTCGTTCATCATCTCTATAACAATCGGATCCATCCATGTAGGCAATTCCACTATTCCCATAGTATATGGGAAATAGTCCTCGCGCAAGAATAACGACGGACTCAGATTCCAGTAAAGTGTGGGTGGCATTCGAAGGAAAAAGGCGGGGTGGTTTTCCCAAAATGTCATTATTTTTTCTCGTATGTTCTCCATGTATACTTCCATGCGTTCAATTTCTGCAATAACCGCATCATTGTAATTGTAATTGGCCTTGTTTATTGCGAGCTGTTTTTGAAAACTACTAATTTTTTCATAAAATCTTATTAATGATCTTGGCATGTATTCTTGCATCGTAGTTAAAGACATACATATTCTTGTGTATATGTTTCGAATTTGCGTTAAAATATTTAGCAGACTTTGCGCATTCCCTTGTATGGCGTCGATGCTCGTCCTATGAAGCAGTGTTTTTAAAAATTGCGCAACTTCGTCAAGATTTGTAAAATTTTCTTCGCTCATTTCTTGAAGAGAATGACGTTTGTATGGTAATTCACGAAAGATATGGACCACTTTGTTTTCAACAACTTCGCGTGCTACTAACACTGGTACTTTTCCAAACATTTTTTAAATGTAAATATTGTTAATTTTAATTCAATTTATTTAAATCCTCTTATGCCAACAAATAATTATCTGGGTTTAATGGCAATGGATGAAGTGTTAGTGGTAAAAAGTCGTCCTCTGTTACGTCTTCTGAAAAAATAGCATACCTTAATACTGCAGAAGACTTTTTCGTTTCTTTTGCGCGGTCATATGCTTCGAAAAAATCATAATATCGAAAAATATTTCCCTTGCCATCGTTGTCATCTCTTTTAGAACTACCAAACAAAGATTCAAAGGTGATTTTTTTCGTGTATGATCCATCATATTTGATAATAGGAACGTTAAAGTCCGAAAAACAATCCAAATGGGTTTTAATAATGTTCACACTATTTTCTGAAAAAGAAATGTTACACAAATGATTTGTGTTTACTATTTCGTGCAATGAAGCAAACCATATTTTTGTTATACTTGTAACTATATATGAATTCATATGATTCATATCTACTTCAAAAATTAAGAGAAGATTTTCGTCTTCGTGAATTTTGTCTATAAATTTTATTTCAACGTTTAAATAAGAAGACAACATTGTTTGTAAATATTCTTCGCTCAATTGTATCACTGATTCTTCATATGGAATGTCTTCGTCCAATTCTATAATAGGCAAATCAAATGCATCACCATAAATCATTCCAATAGTGACAAATGGAGTTTTTGTGCGATTCACATTATAAGCGAGTATTGTTATTTTTCTCATCCTTTTATTCAAATGTTTTTATTTAAGTTTTTTATACGTTAATTATATGGAACGTAAAACAAAATGTAAAAGGGGAAAGAGTAGACCCAAAAGTAGATCAAAAAGTAGATCTCCGTCTGATACAACAACCGAATTAAAAACGGTTTTAACTGCCGCCGAGAGTTTTCATCGAACCCAAGATAATAAAGTGGCCCTTTTTTTACGTAATTTTTTTAAAACAACATCAGAACGTCCTATTGATGGGCATTGGCTTTTGAAGCCTATCGCAGATAAAGTAGACAACCCCACCTTATATAAAGCAAAAAAAAGTTGGCCAATTTTTTAAATAGTGAGATTAACAATCCAAATCATGATATTAATATTAATGTTGTTATTGATGATCACAATCTTAGAAATATTAAACCAACCGATCTTCATACTTTTGAAGAATTTACACAAGATTACGACGAACAATATCACGAAGAAATATCAACATATACTTATACGTTTACATTTTCTAATGCCCAAATACAAATGACAATACCAGAAAAATATAGATCATTAAATAACAAATTGTTAGATATATGTGATTTGTTTGAAAAATATCATTTTAATCATTTCTGAAATTGCAAAAAAAATTGAAATTTATTTTGAATCTCTTCATTTGCACAACATGAACCCTCTTGTGAAAAACACGACACGCCAGTATGGAGCCAGATGCAGAGATTTTAAAGTACAACTAATTTATTCAGAGAATATTACTGGGGATATGATTTTCGACAGAACGCGCCTTTTATTCCGAAATATATTACCACACCAAGGAACCACTATGATTGAAGTACACGCATTACAAGATGTAACGGACATGCCAGAAGTTCTTGGATATCCTCACACGGATGACGCAGAAGCCATTGCAAGATATCACGCAAAGTATGGACCCTATACACCAGACGAATTTGAAGAAAAGTTCGACAGATTGTTCTTTGTACATACAAACGAAAGGAATGACACGACTGGTCAATTTCGCAAACTTCATATTTTGAAAACAATGTACTCGATTGCTTTCAAAAGCATATTGCTCATCAAAGAATACTCGGAACATTTGTTGTTGTTTCTCTACGAACAAGCGTTTGATTATTTTACACTATTTGACGAAGACTACTTAAAATCGCACCCAAAAGGAGAAGCTAAAAAGGACGAAACCCTTTTTCATATTCGCAGATACATAGAAAGGGTAGATGAACTCTTGCACGAATACCCTTACTTGGCACTTCGCATCGAAGCTTCATTGTTGGACAGATTTTTGGAAACCAAAAGCTACAAGCACTTACGTCAAGGACTTCAACAATTCTGGATCGATCCTTTACGCGCTCGCGTTATAGCCAAACACCACGATTTGTATTTTCGAGATTTATGGTTCCATTTTATGAATCGAAATTTCAGATTGCCAGACTGCATCTGCTTTTATATCATCGAATGGTTACTATTTACCAAAACAAATACGTTTGTTGGCGAATCAATACTAAGCTTGTTGTTGCGAACACATAACAGAATGTTGGAATCAACAGACAACGATCTAGCACACAAATTCAAGCAAGTGACGCGAGATGTTAGGGCCGAACATGGTCTATTCGTGGATATCATTAATGTAGAAATTTTTACTTGAGAAAATTTTGAGAAAAAACAAAAGTATTTTGGATTTTTCAAAATTGGACAATTTAAAATTGTCCAAAAAAGAGGATTTTGAAAAACTTTTTGAAATTTGAAAAAAAAGTTCACTTGTTATTGAATTGCTGCTAATTGTTAAAAAATGTTAAAAATTTTGTTATTGTAAAAAAACTTAAAATAAACTCACGAAAGTCGTAAAATGGTAAAGAATGCTAACAAAAAGAACAAAAAAGAACGCATTTTTTTTTGTGAAAAGTGTGACTTTACTACGTCACATAAACCGAATTATGAAAGACACCTCCTTACGATAAAACACGTTTCAGTCACAAAAAGCGTTCCAATGCTAACAAAAAAGAACGAAAAAGAACCGCATGCGTGTTCGTGTGGAAAAATATACAAACATTTGCCGAGCCTTTTGCGTCACCAAAAAGAATGCTTGTTGTTTAATAAAGTGGACGAAATTATTCGACAAAACAAAGAGTTTCGTGAAATACTGCTCGAACAAAATCGCGAAAATAAATTGTTACAAGAAAAAATTATAAACATGAAACCGATCATCAATCAATTTAATCTAAATGTTTTTTTAAATGAGACGTGTAAGGAAGCCATTTCCATCACAGAGTTTATAAATACGTTACCAATTGGCGTGACAGATTTAGAATATGTGGGTAAGAATGGGTTTGTGGAAGGCATTTCCAATATATTTCTAAAGGGGTTGCGAAATTTGGACATTACAAAACGCCCGATTCATTGCTGCGATTTGAAACGCGACATCCTTTATATCAAGGACAAGACATGGGAACGCGATGTTGAACGAACCAAGATAACTTTGGCAATTAAAAACATTGCCCAAAAGAACTTAAAGCAGATCACCAACTGGACGCACAATAATCCGAGTTACGCCGATCCGAAAAGCGTGAAAAACACAGATTACTTGAATATTGTCAAGGAATCAGTTGCAGAAATGGATGAAAACAACCAAAAAATAATTAAAATAATATCGAAAGAAACCATTATTGAAAAATAATTAACGTTTTAATCTTTGGAGGTTCTGACACTCAGAAAAATAATCTTATCGTAGTTGGAGTAACCAGTCATTCCGTTTATTTTTCCAATTTATAGTATTTCTCCTCAGCCTCCTCTAAATCGTCTGGATTTGCGTCTGCGTGATTTTTTGCCGCCAATAGTATTACTCAATAAACTAATTGAATTTTCAAGTAATTTATCGTTCTCTACTTTCTCATTCTTTGCATTATTTAATTTATAATATGCTTCATTCATTAAGTTTTCATAGTGTTTTTCTTCTTCTTGATACTTTTTTATGTTAGAATCTATTCTATTTTCATTTTCTTTATAAGATTCAAAAATTTTTTTTGCGCCGTTTTCATCAACGTTTTCGCGATTTTTATGTTTTTTTAGAAACTCTTGCCATTCTTTTTCATTATTTTTAATTGGCTTTAGCTCAAAAACTTGATCGCTTTCTAAATCTTCTGGTAAACGACTTATATCTTCTTTTTTTCGAGTTGATTTAAAACGCTTTGAAATACTATTGGAAATATTACTGGAAATATTACCAACTGCTCTTTTTATACCAGCTGTATCTAAACTATACCACGAACCACCTTTTTTTAAAGAACGTCTCATATAATATTATTTTATTTAAATATTCAAAATTAGAATAAATTTATTAATACAGAAAAATATTGAATAATTTACATTTTACGACTTCTGGATTTACGTTTGCGCGATTTCTTAGATTTGCGTGATCTTTTGCCACCAACATTAACAATGTTATTGGTTGATGCTAACTGTTGATATGGTGTTGTTGGTGGTGGATATGATGGTTGTGTTGATGATTGTGTTGATGGTTGTGTTGATGATTGTGTTGATAGTGGATTCTTTGCATCTACTACACCAATGGCCGAATTTAGATAATTAGATATAGCATCAATTTCAACTTTAATTTCTTCATCATCGTTTTTAATTTTTGCAAGTTCAATAGTAGCATTTTGTAATTTGGTCGTGTAGTCACTTACAATGGCTTGTTGAGCTGCAAATCCATCACGGTTATCAACTTGTATGTTTTTTAAGCTTTCTAATATACGTTTTAACTGAGATACAGTATTAGTAAGTTGTTGCTTTCCGGATTCTTTATTTTTTGTTGTAGATACATCTAATTTATCATTCTTTTTAAAAAATCCCATATTTGGGATAGATGGCAAACTATCGTACCAAGTTCCTCCTCCTCGCATAGTTCTAGATTTCATATATTATAAAAAGATTATTTTTAAAATATGTTAAGCCTTGCGTCTTTTAGAACGCGATTTCCTATACTTTCTAGTTTTTCCACCTTTTCTTCCACGGGCGATCCAATTCCTAATAAGTTCTCGCGGAGTTAATTTTCTTTTATGCTCATATCTTAACTCAGCCATCTCATATTCACTATCCTTCTTTTTCCCCCACCACAACCCCTTTTTTCTTAAAGCCCGCGTAATTGCATTTCCGCCTTTTTTCATATAATTAATAAACATTACTGTTAAACAAATCAAAAAGATATGGTACATTATTTAAATCAATCAACCTTTGTGTGAAACTCATGTCTGCTGTAATATTAAATAAATAAATATGCGGCAAATTTAACTTACGAGTTAAAATCGTAGTCAATATTATTCTATTAAGTCTTTGTAACAACAAATTTTTTGAGTAAACATCGTTGCATGAAAATACTTCTATTGCGGTAGCTTGTGGGTTGGAGATTTTTATTTTATGATTTATTTCGTGTTCTCTTGGTCCCTTATAAGTTACCGAACTTATATTAAACATAAAATCCACCAACATTTGTCCAAACATTTCATCAATACTTTCATATCCTAAAAATGGTTGCTGACATCTATCATAAAAATCTGTATTCAAACTATCGTATAATAAAAATGCACCAGTCCTACCAAATCCGCCAAAACAGTGTACAAGGGTGGGAATATTTTTTTTAATTTTAGTAAAATTGATCCATTCTACTATATTTCCAGCCGTCATATCTTGGATCGGTATCGCAAAATAATTTATTTCATTATCAAATCGCCTTTCACTATTTTCTTTTAATAATTCCCACGTATTTTCTTCCGCATTAATAGGCCTAGTTGTATCATACTCTTTGGTACATCTGTAATTATTCCAATTATCGACATTATTGTCATAAAATAGTGTCGCTGGATCACTATTCATAAATCTTTTGTGTTGTTCGTCCCAAATTTCACACGATTGTATTGAGACCAATTGTTTGATTCCAAGAGTAAACATATAAAATTTTAATGTTTCAAGTAATGCCGTCGGATTATTTGATGGTATTGATGTGCCATACAGTTCTTTGTCATTTTTCACTGTAAAAAGTGTTTGAAACAAAGGATACCAAGTTGGTATATGTGCTTCGCCAACATTTTTTATAAGTTCTCTACCACTTCCTAATTGGTTAAAATGGGGTTTTAAGGTAATTGTCATTCTTCTCGAACGCTTAGACTGTTTTTGTGGATGACTTGGTATTTGTGAAAGGTTTTGGATTTGTGAAAGATTTTGGATTTGTGAAAGGTTTTGGATTTGTGAAAGTTTGGTTTTTGATTTTTTTCTGGTTTGAACATATTTGGCATATATTTCTTTCAATATTCTACGTATCTTTTTTGTCATATTGCGTATAATATTTCCCTTGACACTTGCATCTAAACTTGGCTGTTCAACAAAACTTGGCTTTTCAATATAATTAAGAATATCGTCATACTGTATGACAAATATTCCACCGCAAAAAAAGGCCCATAACGATGATAAATTTGCACTATATACATCAGTATATGGTTTAAATTCAACACCATTTCTCTTTAATTCATCTTTTAATAGTTCAATATTAATGTCATTTGGACAAATGTCGATTGATCTATTTAATGCTCTTATCAACTTATGTTTAAAAACTTCTGAATAATTTCCACTCTTTACACGTTGTATAAATATTTTGTTCATATGTTCTTTGAATTTTTTTGAATGTAAAATATCTACCATTTCTTTGAGGTCCATATTATCTCTTTTTAAAATATTTGGGCCTCTTTTTCGTCCGTTTAGATTTTCCTTTGCCTATCTGAAATTCAATAGGAATTGCAGAAGGAGCGGGCGAAGATGGGGATGGGGGAACAAATCCATAATTTTCATAATTCTCGTCATAAAACCTTTGTGGAAGTTTAAGTCTTTGTCGAAGACTAAGATCCTTTTTAGAGATCACATTATCTTGTGAATTATATTGTGAAGCTTCTTTGCGAGTATACTTATTGAAAGTTTTATTAAATTTATTTTTTTTATCATTAAAATAATCTTCAGCTCCTTGACATTTATCAAATAGTTTTTTGATTTGTTTTAGTAATTTTTCTATAATAAATTTATTATTCATTATTTTTTGTTTCTTATTGTAGAATTCTTCAAGTTCTTCTAATGTTAAGTCTATTTTATTAGCATCTCTTTTATCAAACATTTCATTAATTTCATTGATTTCATGATCCATTTCTTCAATTAGGGTATTTAGTTTACTCTCTGTAAGCGGAGCAACATTCAAACATTCTAAATCTTTTTCTAACAATAATAACTCGTTTCTTTTTTCATCTAATTCTGGATTTGGATTTGGATAAAATAAATGACGTATTTTTTCCATTATTTTTTCCATTATTTTTTTTAAAGTTTTTTTACCGAACCCCCCACCATTTTTTTTTGTTCTCATATAATATAATAAAAAAATAATTCTAATAAATACATGAAATGGACCTAAGTTTCCTACTATATACCATCAATTTTTTTGTCTCATTGTATACCGAAAACCAATTGTGGAAACTATTGAATTTCTTGTTAATAATAACGAGTTGTTTTTGTAACGAAGGTGTTTTGTTTCTATATCTCGATTATTTTTGTATATTTTTCATCTCATTGTGTTTTCTCAATCATTTTATAATAAACGCGTTCTTCATTGTTGCAATGATGTGTGAATATTACGCACTCCAATCTATAACAATCATCAAAAACATAACCTTTGTTACTGCTGCTGTATTACACGTCTTAACAATAGATTTTCTGCAGACATGGCTCGGAATTGTCACAGTTGTTGCATTGGGTGTGTATACAATTCGTTATTATTATCCAAATAATTATTTGACATTTTTATGGAGGTTTTGCACAATGCTTATCATGGTAACTGCTAGTTATAATTTGGAAGCATTACAAACTTTTTTCTAACTATAATATATGTCTTTGAAAAATTTTAAAAAGAATGGAGTTTTATTGAACGGAATTCATACGGTTCGTTCAAAAAAATCAAAATGTTCGGGGACTTTTAAAAATGGCAAATTGAATGGTAAAGGAAAATGTCAATTTTTTCGTAAGATAAAAAAATCGGATATAACCAACCCAAGCATAATGGATGGTGAATGGATAAACAATGAACTTGTTAAAGGTAAAAAGGTTTATCCTTATTATAGCAAAAAATCTAAAAAAATACATAATCAAATCCACCTTGGCAGTTTTAAAAATGGAAAATTAGATGGAAAGGGTGAAAAAAGATGGCACAACGCAACTGCGAAAGGTATCTACAAAAATAGTAAATTAAATGGAAGTTGTTTAACAAAATGGAAAAGTGGAGCTTTAGAAAAAGGATTATGTAAAAATGATTTGCTTGTTAAAGGTAAAAAAATTGGAGTTTATCGTAGTAAAAAAACTAAAAAAATGGAGAAAAAAATAGGAATAGGTACATTTAAAAATGGCAAATTAAATGGCGAATGTGAAATAAAATGGCGAAATGGTATATATAGAGGTTTGTGTAAAAATGATATTCAACACGGCGAAGGAACATATATTTTTAAAGGCAAAAAATACACGGGTGTTTGGCGTGGTTTTAATGTGAATGAACCCCAAAATTGGTGGGATAAAATATCTTCCTATTTACAAAAATTTACACGTTCGATGAATTAACGTCTCCATCGTGGAGTCCAACGCAACACAAATTGTAATTGATCGTGAATATTCATAAGTATACAATGTCTATCAAAAACACTAGATTGTAATTCAATCAATTCGTCAGCCTCTCTGGGAAATGCCAAACAACATTGTATCATACTGTTACATTCTTTCATATCGAATTCTGTTATCTGGTTTTTATTTAATCCAAATGATCTTACAACCCCTAATGCTTCTTTTACACTCATGATAATGGCACTCTTCATTATACAGTAACTTTCGTCGGAAACGTTCATTTTTAATTGCATGTAACATTTAAATTCGTTTTCAATTTTTTTGAAAACGAAATTATGATTTGTCAGTCTGTCGTTTGAGCTTTAGCCGTTCCTTGTTCTTTTTGTAGTATTCCTTGTTGTAATTTTGCAATTCTTCTTGTTTTCCATTCTGGTAACGAATTTGGTACTCGGTTCGTTTTTCTTTGTTGTTCTCATAGTACTCCTTTTGACGAATAATAATTGACTCCTTGTTTTTTAAATAATATTGCCTTCTTTTTTCTTTTTTTTCTACCTTTACAATAATGTCATTTAAACAATCAACAATCGCATTCATTTTTTAAAGAGACAAAATATATTTATATAAATCAATTTTTTAGTATGTTTAGAATAATTAATCTATTATATCAAGATATGATCCCTTTAATTATTTTTTTGGTTCCATATCGTAATAGAGCCGAACAAAAGTTTTTTTTTAGTAATTACATGACTCAATTACTAGGAGATAAAAAATATGAAATATATTTTGTTCATCAAAATGACGCGCGAAGTTTTAATCGAGGAGCAATGAAAAATATAGGCTTTCTTGCCATAAAAACAAAGTATCCAGAACATTATCAAGACATGAATATTGTCTTTAACGATGTGGACACATTGCCCTTTAATGCTATTTTTGATTACCAAACAACAGATGGAATCGTAAAACATTATTATGGGTTTACTCATGCTTTAGGAGGAATTGTCGTATTTAAAGGAAAAGATTTTGAAAAAATAAATGGGTTTCCAAATTGTTGGGGATGGGGTGGGGAAGACAGTGGTTTACAAAAAAGATGTTTACAACATAATCTTAAAATAGATCGAACGGAATTTAAACATATTGGAAATCCACAGATATTACAGTTGTTTGACGGGGTTGAACGAATTATTAATCGAAGTGATTATACTACTATAAAATATGATCTTACCGGAAAAGAAGGATTATTAACTATTGTCAATCCCATATTCACAATTGATGAACGTTCAAAAAATGAAAATGATAATATA